AGAAATTGCCAACTGTTTTGGTTTGTCTTTACGCCAGAAATCCTGTTCTCCAAAATGCGCCTCATAGATGAGCAGGAGATGGAGCAAGTTGCAATCCGTTGGCGCAAGTTGGTGTTGAAGTCTTCAGTGATAGAGACATTGTTGATGATGCCTTGATACCGCTTGAAAAACTGTGTTGTTGGCGTTGTGATGATCTGGTTGTTTGAGTCAAAGAACCCACGCCAAACTTCCACCAAAGAACCCTTGATGTCAGAAGACAAGATCAATGCAATGTTTGCTGAGTCGATGCCAGTTAGCGAAATGGTCATGTCATCAGAGGTTGCCTTCATGTCACGCTGGACATCACCAACCATCAACAACGAGCCAAGGTTGCTGAATGTAATTCCACCTACCGTGATTGGCGATGCGGCATTGCAAAACGTGTAGATGGTCTGACTGCCAGTTTTACCAACTGTCAGCCGCACAAACTCAGAGTGCTGAATGCTTGGCGAGGTAACCGCATTGATTGTTGTCATGTGATGTATTCCCGAAAAATGAATGGCTCATCCCAATTGACGAAAGCACCGTTTGTCATGGGTGTCAAAGTATATGTCGGGCATCGTTCTGCCACAACATTAAACGTGCAAGCATTCCCAATTGATACAGTCGCACCAGACACAGGAGAGCCGATCAATGGCCTGTGAATGCTCACAGATGATCCAGCAGAGTCTGCTGTGATTTTGTAGGTGTAGCCGCCAACCATGATGAAATCACCCGCCTTGAACGTGCCATTCGAGTTCAGGGCAAGCGTTTGCGTATTTGGCGTAGGCGTACCATTCAATGTGGCAGCAGTTGCCGTTCCAAGAGTTTTTGTAAACCAAGACAATTGGGGCGTATTGAAAGTAATGACTTCTGGCAACTGACGGTCTTTGTTGTCAATTGTCTGAATGATTGCCCTAGCTGTCGGGTAGTACAAGTAGTTGTTTGGCGTGACCGTGAACATCCAAGGCACTGCTGTCAAATACTGAGCAACTGTCATGTAGCCAGCCCGAGTGACCTGCTGTCCAACCATCCTACGGTTTTGCACCGTCATGGATTCTTGGTTTTGAAAGATTGTCTGAAAACTCATGCTCTACCCCTTCCGACAGCCAAAGACTTGTTGGCATACTGATTAGCCGCCCAAATCGCACTAGAACTGCCTAGGAGCCGATCTTCAAACGATTTGGTATCAATGGCATTGATGTAGTTGTTTGTCACGTTGGTTGTGCTTCCCATGTTGCTTATCTGATTGTTTGGAATAACTGTTCCAGAGGTTCTTGGAACAAACAATTCAGGCCCACGCTCACCAACAACATATGGTGTGTTGGCATTGGCTGGACCGCCTTCAGCCAAGTATCCACCCAAATCTTGATTGCCGTAAGCATTGCCAGTTCCAAAACCACCACCAGAATACATGCTGAAAGCTGCATTGAGAAAGCGCAAGGCAGCAGCCTTCATCTGGATTGCGATCAAATCCTGAATGATGCTACGAGCCAAGTCCTTCATGTTCAACTTGCCGGTCTTGACAAAGTTGTCGATGGCAGAAGACAAGTTGCCAAACACGCTGTCAAACACTTGCTGTGTGCGTTTTGCGCCTTCTTCCATCACTATGAACATCTTTGCCATTTGCTCTTGGCGATCAATCTGGTCAAGGTTAAATTGCTTGTCTGGACCTTCCTCGACTTCTTTGCGCTTTCTGGCGTACTCCAAAGAAATCTGAGCAAGACGCTGCTCTTTTTCAGTGGCGTAAATTAATTGGTACTTCAATTCCAAGGACTCGCGCTGGTACTCCATGTCCCTTGTCTTTGATTGATTGCTAATGCGGATTGCTTGAAGTCGATTTGATTCAGCAATTTCTGCATCCGTAATTTCCTTTTGCGTCCGAACGGATTCTTCGTACTCTGAAAGCCGATTTTTCTCGCGAATGCTCCTGATTTTTTCGTCACGCTTTAACTCTATGGTGTAAATCTCAGCATCTAACTGTCTTGCAAGCAATCCGCCAAAAGCTCGTTTTTCTTCAGAAGACCTTTTGCTAAATTCCAGACGTTTTTCTTCAAGCTCTTTTGCTGCTTCAAGTTCAATTCTTTGTATCTCGTTTGCGCCTTCTATGGCAATAAGATACTCGTTGTTTGCAACAGCTTTTGCAATTGCAGATTGAATCTCTATTTGTTTGCCGATGCCGCCAGCGCCAGAGTAGGCTTTGATTCTTGCTTGTTCTTCTTCTGCCTTTTTAGCTTTTGCTTCAGCAGCATCAAGAGCAGCCATTTCTTTACTGACAATGGCATTTAGCTCTGTTCTGAATGCAGAAAGAGCAGCTTGTTGCGAACCAGTTTTCAAACCTTGTGTTTGTCTACGCTCAATTTCTTGAGTGACTTCATTGATTTTCTTTTCAAGCTCTTTTGCTCTATCAAGACCGCTTTCTCGACCCCAGCCCATCATTGCATCCCATGCAGCAGATGCAAAATTGGCTACGCCTTGCCAAGCCTTTTCTAAGTTGCCAAGTTCACGTTGTGTTGATTGCAAACTTTCATTAAGCAATGTGGCTTGTAATTTAGCAGCCTCTTGCAACTTACCTTGCTTCTCAAGCGCCTCAATGTTCTTGTACTGCTCAAGCGTCAAGAAATGATATTTGTCGTTCAGTTGCTTTGCAGAACTTGCTGTGCCATCCAGCAAAGGAATAAGTGTCTCAGCGGCTTTTACGGCATCTACGCCAGAAATCTTGGCAAAGCGCAGCACGACCTCGCCAACAGCTTCTATTGATGTTGCAGTGAACTTTCCTGATGCCGCCAATTGCTGCATCAAATCTCTTGCACTGCCAATCGATGCGTTTGTCTTTCCAGACAGGGCATCGCCAAGATTCAGCAACTTGTCGTAAGTGACTCCAGCAAAGCCACCTGTCAAAGTCATTGCATCTTTAAATTTGTCCAGATCGTCAATGGCTTTGTAAAAAGCATAACCAACAGTTCCAGCAGCAGTACCAACAAGAAGAAGACCAACTCTAAATGGCGTAAACATTGAGCCGATGGCTTTGAACATATTGCCCAAGCCACCCATCACATCCTTCAGTTGACCACCCTGCTGGAGAGCAGCAATAAATGGGCTTTGGCCTGAAGCGATCTGCGTCACAAAGTCAGTTGTCTGGTAGGTCAACTGAATCTTTTGCTGCTCGTTCATCTTGAACTGAGCATTGGTGGCGTTCTTTGCAGATGCAGCAATCTTGTCGTAAGCAGCGGCTTGCTGCAACAACCGATCTTTCATATCCTTTGTGGCATTCATGTATCGGCCAGAAGTGACCTCACGCTGAATCAACTCCACTTTGGTAAGAGCTTTGCCGTAGTCCTCTGTTGCATGAACAAGAGTTTTCAATTCGCCAGCAGCAGCATTCGTATCCCTGCGAATGGCATTTTTCAGTTTGGCGTTTTCTGAAATGGCTTTGTCAATAGATGCCGTGAACTCAGCCGTATCCAGACCAAGGACAACGCCAAGTCGGGCAATGTTTTGTGAAGCCATTATTTTCTCCTTCGCGCCAGTTTCTTGGCGTATTCAGGGATTCTGACCGCCAACTGCGATTTTAGTTCAGTAAGCACTGTCTGAGAGTTTTCTTGCAGCGCAGGACGCAAGAAAGGGTTGGCCCCCATCCTTGATGTGCCAAACTCATTTGCAAGTGATACGGCACTCTTTTTTACAGACACCACAGCAATAGCTGAGTCAGTCTCGTTAACGTAATCGCTACGCTTGTCCTTTTCGCTTGGAATACGAGCATCCAAACGAATGGTGTCTTTCATGTGAATGGGGTTTTTGCCATCCCTTGGCTTGTCACCAACAGGCGCTTTTGTTTTGGCAGAATTAAGCACAGATTCCATTGCAGCTTTTGTCACACTTTCAAGAATTCCTCCGAACCGGGTCTGCTTGCAATGAAGTTCAGCAGTTGCTGATTAACTTGTTCTTGCTGCTGCTTTTCGGTCAAAGGCGGGACAATGTAGTCATGCGTTGAAGGCAAGACATCCCGCATTTGGAATGGCCTTGCCGTTTTCTGCATTTTCGAGTTTAGGTTGCCAGTGGTCAAGGAACTTAGCGCAAGCAGCAGCGCCTTGTTTCCGATCATGCCATCGCTCAACATAATCTCAATATTTCTCAAGTCATCAACTGGAACATCGTCAGGACACCCACCGTGAGCGTAGATGTACGCTCTAGCCTGTGAGTGAGCGTCCTGAATCAGTTTTTTCGAGAATCCTTGTAGCCGGGTTGAATCGACTCAGTAATCTTTGCAATCATCTCAAGCTGAACTGGCATAGGCCACTCAGCATCAATGTCTTCGTAAGTGATGTCATCAAGAGTGCCAACTTCAGGCACAAGCAGCCTGACAAATTGAACCATCCGATTTTCCATCATGATGATTTTCTTGACCAAATCTTTCGTGGATCGACCTTCGATAACCACATCATCTTCGGTAATCTCGACACCATCAATGACAGTCCCCGTGCGGAAACTGGCAGACATCTTCTCGTAGCGAGATTGAAGTTCTTCAGGGTTGATTGTTTCAATGGCTTCTTCAATTTGCTCCATCTCTTTGGTCAAAGGGATGCGAACCTTGAAGACATGACCGCCAAGCTCAAACGTCTTGGTGCGGAGGTGTGCTTTTTGATAGCTGTCGCCAAAAGCGGATTGAATGCGTGACATGGTTTTTCCTTATCGTGTCGTTTTGATGATCTTGTCGTAAACGGCTTGGTTCAAGGCAATGGCGTAATCCACTGCTTGTTCAGGCCCAATTTTGTCTGCGTGATTTCGCGCAATGTCATGCGCCAATGCAATCGCAGTGATGCGTTGCTGTGTAAACCCAAACCAATTCTTTGTGGAATCGGATTGGGCTACAAGGAAGTTTAGTAGGTCATTGCTGTCTTTTACTATCATGTGTTTTTACTCTGTAGTGTCTGGCGGAGCCTCTGGTGCAACTTCTGGGATAACCACCACTGGTGCGGTGATGTTGTATTTTTTCAGCAGGGCCAAAGCAATGGCTTCTGCTGTGTCAGGTTTGGCTGTGGCTTTTGCAAGTTCAGCAGCGTTCACCTCCAAATTACGGGCAACAACTTCAATGTCGCCGTAGCTTGTCACGATTGCTTCGATGGCTTCTGATACTTTCATCAGTTGTTCGACCAGCCGTACTGGTTGCCTCGCGGATGGATTGTGAACATGCACTTGGCTTCAGCGCCGGGTGCGGAATCAATTTGGAATTGACC